AATATGGGCAGGGCGGACTGCGCACCTGGCTGTACGTGGATATGGAGAAGGCCACGGCCGAAGGTAAAAGCACGACCACGATGGGCGAGAACCCCTCAGAGCTTATTGATGCACTGCAGTTCTGGGGTTCGGTACAAGGTCGGATGCTCCTAGAGTGGGGCATGGAAGAAAGCGAAGTGCCGGATCCGGATGCAGAGTATCCGATCGAAGCGTGGTTGATTGGCGAGTGGGTCATCAAGGCGGTTATCAACCCTGATCCACTAGGCCGCAAGCCGTACTACAAGACCTCATACGAGGAAGTGCCGGGCGCGTTCTGGGGCAACTCAGTCAACGATCTGTGCCGTGACTCCCAGATGATGTGTAATGCTGCAGCACGGTCCCTGGTGAATAACATGGGCTTGGCCTCAGGTCCGCAAGTTGCGTACAACGTCGATCGGCTGCCGCAGGGCGAGAACCTCACACAGATGTTCCCCTGGAAGATTTGGCAGGTCACTAGCGATCCGATGGGTGGGTCTGCGCCTCCGATCCAGTTCTTCCAGCCAGATTCCCGGGCTCAGGAGCTTATGGCGGTCTACGAGAAGTTCGCTGTGCTGGCTGACGAATATACGGGTATACCCCGATACATGACGGGCGGAACGCCTTCGGGTGGTGCTGGTCGGACGGCTACAGGCATGTCGATGCTTATGACCAACGCCGGTAAGTCGATCAAGCAGGTCATCGCCAATATCGATGAATACGTCATCAAACCGCTTGTAGACAGGCTCTACTTCTACAACATGCAGTATTCGGATGACATGGACCTCAAGGGCGACGTAAGCATTCAGCCTCTCGGCGCCGCAAGCTTGGTTGAGAAAGAGCTTACCGCACAGCGTCAAAACGAATTCTTGGCGATCGCGCTCAACTCACCGGCAGTCCAAGCAGTCATCGGTATGGAAGGCACGGCGAACTTGCTGCGGCAAGCTGCGAAGCGGTTGGATCTCAACGTAGATATGATCGTTCCGCCTGAGGACGAGGTTAAGCGCAAGATGATGGAAGCTCAGGTACAGCAGCAGTTGATGGCCATGCAGCAGCAACAACAGGGACAACCAGAAGCAGGTGGAAGCCAGAATATGCAGCCTCCCGCAGCCGCCCCGCAGTTGGCCGACGGACGTCCAATAGCGAACATGGCTTGACACAGGGAAAATCCTAGGGTATACATCACCTTAGTTATTGAAAGGAGAGCATCATGGCTCAAATTATCGGAACACTGAAGCGCGGTACTAAAGAGATGGCTCAAGAGTCTGCCAAGACTGACGGCATGACTAAGGGCGGTCCCGTTAATACCGGTGGCAAAGGCCCCGTATCTCTGGATATGCGCAGCGGCAAGGAATACGCGCAGACGTCGGCTAAAACTGACGGAATGTGCAAGTAAGTGGTTCGTGTTGACGAGCGCGTAGCTCGTTGCCTTGGACTACTTAGGACTGAAGAATTCGCACCGCTACTAGAGTGGTTGAGACACTGTAAAAACGACAGCCTCGACAAACTCACCGTAGCAGAGGGCAACCAAATCTACCGTCTCCAAGGGGAGGCGGCAGTGCTCAAAGAAGTTCTTGAGCTTGTAGGGCGATCAGGTGAACTGGTCGATAAATTACGCAGAGTAAGCAGACCGTAGAGCCGGCGTTTATTCTTTTTACAACTGTTGTAGCTGACCGTTACCGCGAATAGCACACCGTCCAATACGGCGCTTGTAGCGAGAGTCGGAGCTAAGGAGATAGAAATGGCATTGCCTAAGGCTATTCAACGCCAAGTTGAGGAAGCAGATCGTTTAGTAGACACACTTGCAGGTACGAAGCCCGAAGGACAAGAAGGTGAACCTCCGGAGACTGACCCGCCAGACGTTACGAACCAGGGAGATCCCCCGCAAGATCCGCCTCCAGCAGCCCCACCGCAACCCGTTTCGCAAGAGCCAGCTGTAACTCCGCCGCAACCCCAAGATGATTCATGGCTTACGAAATACCATGCACTGAAGGGGAAGTACGACGCAGAGGTACCTAGGCTTCATGCTGAGTTGCGCGAAATGAAAGCGCAGATGCAGCAGCTGATTGCTGATAAGGCAGCAGCCGAAGCTAAAGTAGCGAAGCCGCAGGAGCCACAGAAGACTCTTATCACTGAACAAGACAGAGAAGCATTTGGTCCGGATCTGATTGACCTGATCGAACGCGCAGCTGAGTCCAAGATTAGTGGGTACAGCCAGCGGGAAGTAGAGCTAGTTAACGAGATCAAGACTTTGAAGCAGGAGCTTGCATCTGTATCCGAACGTCAGGGCATATCCGATAAGGATCGGTTCTTGATGGGGTTAGGACAGCGAGTGGCTGATTGGGAAACCTTGAACGTAGATGCTGGGTTCCTCAACTGGTTACAAGAAGTCGACCCGGTATACGGAGCGCCAAGGCAAGCGGCTCTTACTTCTGCCTACGAGGTGTTGGATGTAGATCGAGTAGCACGGATCTTCAACGCCTATAAGCAGACGCTAGCGCCAGCACCTCAGCAGCAGCCCCCGCAGCAAAAACCAAATCTTCAACGTCAAGTAGCGCCGACCCGCTCGCGCTCAACGACACCTCCGGCTGCTTCGGCACCGAACCAGAGGATCTTCACACAACAGGAGATTACTCAGTTCTACGACGAATGGAGACGCGGTTTCATTGACAACGACGAGGCGGCTCAAATGGAAAAAGAAATAGCTGCTGCTGCCGCCCAAGGGCGAGTCAGATAAGTTCCAGGATGGTAGCAGCGACAACCTTAGATTTTTTATAGAAAGGAAGTAGCATGTCTACCATTACCGCAGGCGCAACCTACCCGATTAACTCCCCGGGCGGCACGCCGACATTTAACTCCCCCACTGGTGCTCAGGCTTACGCAGGTACTGCGTACTCTGGCACTTTCATTCCGGCCCTCTGGTCCGGCAAACTGGCGCAGAAGTTCTACGCCGCTACTGTATTTGGTGAGATCGCCAACACCGATTGGCAAGGCGACATCACGAATATGGGCGATACGGTGATCATCAACACGATCCCCAACATCACCATTAACAACTACAGCATCGGTCAGAACCTCGCTTACGAGATTCCTGCTCCTTCCACGATCAGCCTGACGATCGATAAGGGCAAGTATTTCGGCGTGAACGTCAACGACGTTCTTGAGCTCCAGGCCAAGCCCAAACTCATGGATGTGTTCACCAACGACGCAGCCATGCAGATGAAGATCGCTATCGACACCGATACGCTCAAGGGTACTTTCAACGGCGGCGCTGCCACGAACAAGGGCGCTACCGCTGGTAAGATCTCCGCTAGCTTCAACCTCGGTACGGACAATGCTCCTGTGACCCTGGCTGCCGCTAACATCCTTCAGAGCATCACTGCTCTGTCGAGCGTGCTCGATGAGGCAAACGTGCCTGAGACCGATCGCTGGCTGATCATCACCCCCACTGAGCGTCAGATCCTCATGCAGTCCAATCTGGCTCAAGCTCAGTTCATGGGCGACCCCAGCTCGATCCTCCGCAACGGTAAGATCGGTGTGATTGATCGTTTCACGGTCTATGTGTCGAACCTGCTGCCCCGTGCTGCTGCCGGACAAGACTTTAACGGCGGTGCGCAAGCTGGTGCTGCTAAGCGTCACGCGATCATGGCTGGTCACAAGTCGGCCATCACCTTCGCATCCCAGATCGCTAAGGTCGAGTCTCTCCAGAACCCCAACGACTTCGGAACTCTGATTCGTGGTCTGAACGTATACGGCTACAAAGTCGTTCAGACTGACGGCTTGGCTCTTCTGATGGCCGCTGGCTAAATCTGACGGGTGGGGGTAACACCCCACCCACTTGATAAGGAGAGTGATATGACGTCGGAAACAAAACTTGTGCAACTTGGTATTTGGGATGCAGCAGCGCAAGAAATCGCTGGTGGAAGTGAACTTTCTACTGGTCTTTCTGCAGCTGGTACAACCCAAGCAACAGCAGCTGCGATCACTGCAGATATTTCTGCATTTGGTACGGTTGCTTCCGGTGCAGGTGCAATTCTCCCGGGCACAAATGGCGCAGGCCAGTATTTTGTTCGGAACGGCGGAGCTAATGCGCTGTTAGTTTATGCTCCTGTTGGCGGCACGATGAACGGCACTTCGAACGGCAGCGCTTCTGTTGCTGCTTCGACGAATGCTATGTTTGTATCTACTAACGGTACGAACTGGTATTCATTAGTATCTGCGTAATACCGGGGGCTTCGGCCCCCGCTTTATAGGACAATCATGGGTACGATAACAGCCGGATCGATCATCGATAAAGCGACTATCCTGTTAGTAGACCAAGGGAATGTTCGTTGGACTCGTGCCGAACTGCTGTCGTATCTTAATTTAGGGCAGCGGCAAGTATGCTTGTTGTCTCCCGGCACTAACGACAAATCCGCAGTGATTGCCCTTGTACCTGGTACAAAACAGTCGATCCCTGCTGACGGCTGGAAGCTTCTAGATGTAATCCGCAATATGGGTGTAAATGGGTCAACTCCTGGTCGTGCGGTTCGCATCGTTGCTAGAGATCTCATAGACGCCATAAACCCAAATTGGCACAGCAAGCGTCCTGAAGTTGTAGTTCAAAACTACATGGTGGACGTAGAGGACAAGACCTCGTTTCATATTTATCCACCCAATACAGGTACTGGGCATGTGGAAGTAGCTTATGCCTACGTACCGGTCAACATCACTTCTGAGTCTGGCACGATCGCAATCAGCGATATCTATGAGCCGGCGCTTCTGGACTACGTGATGTACCGCGCACACAGTAAGGATGCTGAGTACGCTGCTGGTATTCAGTTTGCCTCTAACTATCTGACCTCGTTCTTGAATACCTTCCCCAACCGGGATAAAGTAGACAAAGAGCTGGATCCCAACAACGCATTGGAATAATGACCCGTGAGCGCAACTGACCTTACTATCGAGCTGACTGAGTTTCTGCCGGAAGTAATGCAGTATGTTCCGGACGTTCCTGAGTTTGTTGCTATAAATTCGTTGCGCAATGCAGCAATCGAGTTCTGCGAGAAGACCCGCGTGCTTCAGATAGACCTGTCTCCGACAGCGTTGATCGTGGGCAAAGCGAACTATCTAATGGTTGTCCCGCCCGATCTCAAGTTCGTAGACCTAGTTGAGGCATATGCCGACGATCGGCTTCTGATACCCAAGAGCAGCGAAGAGCTGTCACGCATTTACCGGGCGACTGATTGGCGTACGGTTCAAGGCACACCGGGCTACATTACTCGGACAAACTACCCAGAGGTACAGATCGTCCCCTACCCCCAAGTTGCAGGCGAGTTCTTAAAACTCCGCGCTTCTGTTGCCCCGACTCGGACAGCTACTGAAGTGCCGCAGACCCTTTTTGAGGAGTTTGTGGAACAGATTTCTTACGGCGCGCGCGGCCGCCTGTACGGTACACCCAAGCAGTCTTACTCTGATAAGGGCCTGGCCAGAGAGTATCTGATGATGTTCCGTGCCGCTATCAACGAGACACGCACCCGAGTAAACCGTGGTCTGACTAGAGCTTCCGGTTCTATCGAATATCAGAGGATCATATGAGTAGCACAATCAAGCTAGTCAGCAACGACAATCTTCCAGAGGTCACGTTAACTCTTACAGACCGGCAGACTGGTGCTCCGATCAATTTGACGGCAGCGACAACGACTGTCGTTGTGAAGTTTCGTGAGGCTGGTACGACGACGGTGCTGCATACACTGTCATGCTCGAAGGTAGATGCAGCTAATGGGGTTGTGCGTTTTGGTTTCCCTGGCAATACACTAGATGTGGAGCAGGGCGTGTACGAAGGTGAGATCGAGATCAGCTTCAACGGGCAAATTCAGACTGTGTTCGATGTTCTTAAGTTCTACGTCCGACAAGACTTCTAATGGCCATCAATGTCATACAGGGTATAGCAGTTGTTGCGGCGATATCTTACGTAGATATCGTCTGTGAACCCTCGTGGCAAGAAATCAATGTAGAAGCAACTGTATCGTTCCCTGATGTTCTAGCAGTAGAGGTAATCAACCCAGTAGACTCGATTGCGCTCAATTTCTCGACTGGGCGTTCAGACTCTATTCTGGTTGGCGATCTTACGTTCAAGACGACAACTAAAGGGCTAACAGATACAGCGACACCGTTCGATGTGTTCAGGAAGAACGTGTCCAAGGTTCTCTCGGACAACGTAAGCCTCACGGACAATATTGTTCTGACATTGGTGTTTATCCGGTCGTTCTCCGAGACAGTTCAGATCATTGAGTCACCGGCGTTGTCCTTCGTCAACGGTCCTATTTCAGATACGGCGACCCCTCAGGACTTAGCAGCCAAGACAATCTCGAAGTCGTTTGCGGATTCGATCACGGTTACTGATGCTCTGACTTTCTCAATTAGTCTGGCACTGGCCGAGAATCCGACACTCGCAGATTCATTCACATACGTCGTCGAAAAAGAGAAGCTTTTAGACGATGGATCGAGCGTTGGCGATGCGTATGCCCAAGAGTTTCAGAAAGTTCTGGCAGATGGCAGTAGCGTCGTAGATGCAGCAACGCTTGTTATCACCAAGAATTTGTCAGACACGATTACGCTTACCGACAATATAAGCAAAGAGTTCTCGACAGCATTCGCAGAGACTACGACGCTTACGGACCTGTTGAACAAGTTTCTGGTTATCGAGCAACTTCTTGATGACACGTCGTCCGTTACAGACGATGGCATTACTTACAGTTTTTCCAAACAGCAAGCAGATACGCTCTTCTTGCTGGATAACATGGACGGTGACTTGACCTATAGCTTCATCAAGTCGATAGGACACATGCTTCTGCCCACAGACCAGAGTAGTCTTGAAGCAATACTGGGAAAAGCAGATAATGTGGCGTTGAGCAGCAACGGTTCGCTAATATCGCAAGGGTACTGTGATATAACTTACTTTGCTGAGGACTATGTGGGCGAAGCCCGTACTTTCACTTAAAGGAGTTGTAAATGCAAACCCAAGATATGATCAAAGCTACCGGGGCCTTGCGTCTCGTGTTGTCCAAAGCAGACGGTACTTCTGAAGAATATGACTTCAAGAACCTCGTCGTAACCGTAGGTAAAGCGTTTGTCGCAAGCCGTATGGTTGGTACTGCTGCCAACGTAATGAGCCACATGGCTCTCGGTTCTGGTACAACGGCACCTGCCGCTGGAGATACGACTCTCGGTACAGAACTTGGTCGTGTTGCTCTTGCTGGTGCTACTGCCGCTAGCAACGTTGTGACATATACGGCGACTTTCTCGGCTGGTACCGCAACTGGCGCAGTGACTGAAGCAGGTATCTTCAATGCTGCTTCTGCCGGTACGATGCTCTGCCGTACAGTGTTTTCGGTTGTCAACAAAGGTGTGGATGACGCACTTTCCGTAACCTGGACAATCACCATCTCTTAATTGTTTAAGGGTAAGCAATGGCTACTATAGTTACACGAGCTGGAAAAGGCTCTCCGCTTACGAATAACGAGGTTGATCAGAACTTCATCAATCTCAATACGGCTAAGCTAGAGGGCACAGTAGCCATTGCTAGTGGTGGCACTGGACAGATAACGCAACAGTTAGCGATTAATGCGCTAGCTGGGGCTGTTACTACGGGGCAGTATCTTCGTGGTAACGGTACTAACGTTGTCATGTCTGCGATTCAGGCGGCTGACGTACCCACGCTTAACCAAAACACAACTGGTACTGCCACCAACGCAACTAACGCAGCTAACGTTGCTGTTACAACTTCAACAACATCTAGCGCATTTAAGGTTCCTTTTGCTAATACTACAAATAGTACGACTGGAAATTATGGACTGCTGCAAGACAGTACAGCCACTTTTACGTACAACCCAAGTACAAATACGCTGACTGTTGATACGGTTTCCGCAGCTTTAAGTGGTAACGCTACTACTGCAACAACTCTTGCAACCGGGCGTACCATTGGCATGACAGGTGATGTCACCTGGACTAGCGGTAGTTTCAATGGATCTGCAAACGTTACCGGTACTTCGACACTTGCTAATAGTGGGGTTACCGCTGGAAGTTATACGTCTGCCAATATTACGGTTGACTCAAAAGGGCGGGTCACTGTTGCGTCCAGTGGCACCGCAGGAATTTCTACAGGTAAGGCCATCGCAATGGCCATTGTCTTTGGCTAACTCGAGGAGAACTAAATGGCCGCCCCAAATATTGTTAACGTAGCAACCATTATAGGCAAGACGGCTTACGCCACGCCTGCAAACACCAACGCCACCGTTCTGCTTGCGAACTCTGTTAGCAGCAACAAGGTCTTCAAGATCAATTCTCTTGTAGCGTCAAACGTCGACGGCACTGCCGCAGCGGACGTCACTGTTGCGGTCAACACCAACGCTGCTGGTAGCGGCACAAGCTATCCGCTTGCTTCGACGGTTTCGGTTCCAGCCGACGCGTCCTTGATCATCGTTGATAAGACCAACGCCATCTATCTCGAGGAAGACAAGTCGATCGTCGTGACGTCGGGCTCAGCAAATGACATCAGCTTTGTCGTGAGCTACGAGGAAATTTCCTGATGGATGAATACGTAGGTCGCGTACTTAGTGCTACGCCTCCAACCGTTAATACAACTGCTGCGTCCGGCATATGGTCGCTCAACGAGCAAGCTCAGTACAAGAGCCAAAGTCAGTGGCCTGAGTTTTTACCGCTTTCGGTTGAGTACCTTGTTATAGCGGGAGGTGGTGCTGGCGGCGGCGGGTACTACCACGCTGGTGGAGGTGGTGCTGGCGGCTATAGAACCGGTGTTGGTTTTTCTGTTACTGCGGGTACAAACTACACAGTCACTGTAGGCGCAGGTGGAACAAATTCAAGCGCTACGGCAAGAGGTGGAAACGGAAGTGATTCTGTCTTCAGTACGATTACTTCTACCGGTGGCGGAGGCGGGGGTAATTATTCATCATTAAGCGGGGTAGGAGCTTCGGGAGGTTCCGGTGGTGGCGCTGGTTTGCCTTCTAGCCCACCGGCAGGAGGCGCTGCTGGCGGCGCTGGTAATACACCAAGCACATCGCCATCTCAAGGTAATAACGGAGGAAACTCTAAATCTACTTATAGTTCTGTTTACTTTACGGGCGGCGGTGGCGGCGCTGGGGCAGTAGGTTCCTCTGGAGATAGCGGCAATTCAAACGGTGGAAACGGGACTGCGTCGTCTATTACAGGGACATCAGTAACGTATGGTGGCGGCGGGGGTGGGTCAGTCCTTGGCGGTACGGCTGGTGCTGGCGGTACAGGTGGCGGCGGTGCGGCTGGTACATATAATCCAGATACAGCAGCAACTCCAGGTACAGCTAATACCGGCGGTGGCGGTGGCGCTGCAGGCTCTCATACAGGCTTACTGGGTGGTTCTGGTGGCTCTGGCATTGTGATTCTTAAGTATCCCGCTTCGTACACCATTTCTAACCCCGGTGGCGGTCTTACGCTTTCAACAACAACATCTGGGCTTTACAAAATTACGTCTATAACTGCCGGTACTGGCAACGTGTCGTGGAGCTAAGCATGGCGCACTACGCATTTCTTGATGAGAACAACGTAGTCACTGAGGTCATCGTTGGCAAAGACGAGGGCGAGGACGGCGTCGATTGGGAAGTTCAATATGCGGCCATTCGTGGGCAGACATGCAAGCGCACCTCGTACAACACGCACGCTGGGAAACATCAAGGCGGCGGCACGCCATTTCGCAAAAATTACGCAGGTATTGGCTACACGTACCGTGAAGATCTGGACGCGTTTGTACCCCCACAATTATTCCCCTCTTGGACATTAGATGAAGCGACGGGAATGTGGCAAGCGCCTACACCGAGACCGGATGACGGGCAGGCCTACGTGTGGAATGAGGAGACCGCTTCTTGGGTCGTGCTTGAACAAACGAATGGGGCCGTTGAGCAATGAGTAAATATCCAGGGAGAATCATCAAAGCCGCGCCGCCTGCCGTATCCCTGTTAGGCGCTTCGGGCATCTGGAAGCTCAAGGAGATTGTTCGGTACATCAAGAACGGGACGTGGCCGTCGGCTGGAGCGCTCGACCCCAACTTCAATCAGACCGTGCTGCTTCTGCACGGCGATGGCAATCAGGGCGCGAACAACCTCTATAACCCTGGCCCGACAAAGTATCTAGCGTTCGCAGACAATAGCAACAACAACTTCCCGATAACTGTTCAGGGCGATGCGTACGGGTCAACATTTAGTCCGTATGAGGGGAACTACAGTAATTATTTTGATGGTACTGGGGATTACCTCAGCATTGCCAATAACACTTCGTTAAATCTAAACGGTGTAGCGTTTACTGTTGAGTTTTGGATAAATCGGCAGAATTCTGGTTTAACATTTGTCACGGGTAAGCACAGCGCATACACAGCAAATCCAACAGGTGGTTGGGGTATATGGTTAAATGAAGGCGCTCCGTGGATGGGGTATAATGGTGATTATGCAACGATTCAAGGGTCTACATCTATACCTCTTAATACTTGGGCTCATGTCGCTTTGTGTGATGATGGGACAACTGCGCGACTTTTTTTAAACGGTACTCAGATAGGCAGTTCTACAACTCGTCTTACTACAGCGTCGTCTACTGCATTTGTTACGGGCCAAAATATTGTTGGTACAACTTGGGATCAGGCCTATCCAACGCAAGGTTGGATTTCTAACTTACGAGTGGTTAAAGGTACAGCGCTATATACCAGCAACTTTACACCACCTACCGCACCGCTAACAGCAATTGCCAATACCCAACTGCTTACCTGTTTATCTAACCGGTTTGCAGATACCAGCAGCAATAATTTTGCTATTACAAGTGTCGGAAATACTAGCATCTCCCCATTCCAACCGTTCACTTTGGCGGCAAATAATTACGGGTCTGGGTATTTTGATGGGACTGGGGATTACCTCAGCGTTACTAATAACTCTGCGTTTCAGTTTGGCACTGGAAACTTTACGGTAGAGTTTTGGGTATACGCAAACGGCAGTAACAATACGCACGGACTTATTGCTGCATCCTTAACTGGATCTGGTTATTGGGCGTCACTTCTTTTTTCAGGGTTAATTTACTGGCAAAGTCAAAATGGTACAACTAATCTGTTTAGCGCGAGCTTTTCTGGATATTACGACAAATGGACGCATGTCGCTTTTGTAAGAAATAGTGGTACAACTAAGCTCTACTTGAACGGTGTTGAACAAGTAAGCGCTAGTGACTCAACAAATTATAATGGTTCTAGTGGTAACTACGACATTGGTAGAGATCAAGATAACACGGCATTTTTAAATGGGTATATCTCCGATCTCCGCATCGTAAAAGGCACAGCCGTATACACTAGCAACTTCATCCCACCGACCGCCCCCGTCGCCAACGTCACCAACACCAGTCTACTTACCTGCCAATACAGCGGCTCGGTACGCAACGTCGGGTTCATCGATAGCAGCCCGAACTACTTCACCATTACCCGCAATGGCAACACCACACAAGGCACGTTTAGCCCGTTCTCGTTAGCGGCGGGGGAGTGGAGTAATTATTTTGACGGTACGGGTGATTTCTTACAGTACGCAAGTAATGCCGCTTTTCAGTTTGGCACTGGGGATTTCACAATTGAGTTTTGGTGGTACCCGTCGACACTATCAACAACTCAACCGATTGTTTACCATACAAATGACGTTGGAGTTGCTGGTACAGGAGAATTTGCAATTGTTTATAACACCAGTCTTGGGTTGCGATTTTATATCAATGCTGGTGCTACTACTATAGATCAAGGTTCAACGACAGGGTGGTCAACAAATCAGTGGTACCACGTTGCGGCAGTAAGAAATGGAAACACCCTCACGTTATACAGGAATGGAACATCTATCGCATCTGGCAGCGTTACAGGTGTGACTATTGGAGCTGCTGTAGTTACTCAGTTAATGGGTGAGTCTTATGATCCATTGTATTCAACTGGGTATTTTTCAAACTATAGAGTTGTAAAAGGCACCGCCGTCTACACCTCTGCTTTCACCCCTAGCACCACTCCTCTAACTGCGATCTCTGGCACTTCCCTACTCACCTGCCAATCCAATCGCTTTGTAGACAACTCCACCAACGCCTTTGCCATCACTCGCAACGGTGATGTGCGTGTAACCCCCTTCAGTCCCTTTGCGCCTACGGCGGCGTACTCCCCAAGTG